AAGCGTGCGTTGGCATGGATCGCTGACGGCAAGGCTGGCGACGGTTTCACTGACACTGGTCGCGCTCGTGCAGTTCAACTCGCTAATGGCGATGCGGTTTCGGCTGACACAATTTTGCGGATGTATTCATTCTTTGCTCGCCATGAAGGCGACAAGCAAGGCGCAGGGTTCAAACCCGGTGACGATGGTTATCCGAGCGCAGGTCGAGTGGCTTGGGCGGCTTGGGGTGGAGACCCAGGTTATTCATGGGCATCAAAGATTCGTGAACAACTTCGTGCGCGTGCAGCACTTTTGGAAGGCGGAAACGTGGAGAAGCGTGACGTGATTGCTATTGACGAGCTAGAAACAACACCAGACTTGGGCGAGGAATTGCTTGAGACTATGGCCGATGTCGTGGTTCTTTACTTCCGCGCACATGGTGCGCACTGGAATGTGAAGGGTTCAGACTTCTCTGAATATCACGCATTGTTCAATGAAATTTATGAGGACATCTATTCAAGCATCGACCCACTGGCAGAGAATCTGCGCAAGTTGGGAATCGTTGCGCCTTTCCGTTTGGTGGACTTCATCGAGCTGTCAACGCTTCAAGATGCAAACCCTGGACAGGATGCGCTTGCACTTGCACGCGACCTGCTCAACGCCAACGATGTGGTCATTGACAATCTGTCTGATGCGTTCGACTGTGCAACCTATTTCAAGCAACAAGGCATCGCCAACTTCTTGGCTGACCGTCTGGACAAGCACCAGTTCTGGAAGTGGCAACTGACCGCTTCACTTGGTGAGGAAATCACCGAGCCTAGCCCTGATCCTGTGAATGCTCAAGGTGTTGACGAGGATGACGTGTCAGGTGTTTATGACATGGGCATGATGCGTTCGGCTACTGGCGACATGGGTTTGCCTGTCGCTGGTCGTAGCCTTGCGTGGGATTCGTCAGCTGCTGAGGGTCGTGTTCGTGCGTGGGCTGGTGGCGATGACATTGACTGGTCAATGTATGGCAAGGCGTTCTTTTACTTTGACAACAAGAATCCTGAAAACTTTGGTTCGTACAAGTTGCAGTTCGCTGACATTGTGCAGGGACAGTTGCAGGCAGTGCCGAAAGCAATCTTTGCTGTTGCCGCTGTGTTGAATGGTTCGCGTGGCGGTGTGGACATCCCGTCTGCTGATGCTGATGCGATCAAGAAAAAGGTTTCGGCTTATTACGACAAGATGGCGACCGAGTTTGACGATGCGTCACTTGTTGCACCGTTCGAAGGTCGTGCTGCTCAGGCTCGTCTTGGTGTTGGCACGTTCGTGTCGTGGCCGTCAGGTGGCGACCGCGCTAATGGCAAGATTGAAAAGGTTGTCACGTCAGGGCCTGCCGCTTCGAGCGATAACTACATTCTGGAAGCAACCAGCGATGACCCTGCGTACATTATTCGTATTTTCAAGAAGCAGGGCAATGGTTTTATCCCGACCGAGCAGACTGTCGTGCATCGTGCCGATTTGCTGAATGTTATTTCCAGCCTGCCTGCGCCACGTTCACAGGAGATGGACATGATTGAGGAACGCAAGTCTGCTATTGCCACCGCCGACAAGGTGACGTTTGAAACAGAGATTCGCACCATTGCGACAACTGACGGTTCGCTTCGAATTGGTGGCTATGCTGCGCAGTTCAATCAGGAAGCAACTGGTTTGAATTTCCGCGAGATGATTGCACCGGGCGCGTTCAAGCGTTCACTTGATTCAGGTCAGCCTGTGTTCCTGCTCATCAACCATGACACCGATTCGTTGCCGTTGGCATCGACCCAGTCGGGAACAATGATGTTGTCTGAGGACAATGTTGGTTTGCGTATGGAAGCGACTCTTGATCCGAATAATCCTCGCGCAGTTGAGTTGGCTTCAGCTCTTGAGCGTGGCGATGTGAACAAGATGTCGTTCGCGTTCACTATTGCACCTGGTGGCGATTCTCGCAAGGATGGTCTGCGCACATTGTCTGACGTGAACCTGTTTGAGGTTTCTGTTGTGACATGGCCTGCCTATGATTCGACCGATGTTGGTATGCGCACCGCAGATGCAGAGTCTGCCGAATTGGAAGCGTTAGAGTTGCGCCGTCGCAAGCTTGCGCTTCAATCAAAGTTTCTCAACAAATAAGTTGAGATGAATCCCCGACGTGGTCACACCTCGGCGATAACAATCACACACACTACAAGGAGACATTATGTCTATGCTTGACAATCTACGCGAGGCACGCAGCAACGCTGCTGCTGATGCGGAAGCATTGCTTGCCGGCGAAGTCAGTGCTGAAGCACTGGATTCTGCTGAGGCTCGCCATGCAGAGATTGCTGACCTTGATGCAAAGATTGCAACGGCCGAGGCTCTTGAGGCTCGCACCGCTGCACTTGCAGAAGCACGCGCCACTTCTGGCGTGAAGGCTTTTGGTTCAGCAGTTGTAACTAAAGAACAGATGACCTACGACAACGGCTCTGACAATTCATTCGTTCGCGACATGATCGGCGCAACGCTCAAGAATGACCCAAATGCTTGGGGTCGTCTTGCACGTCACCAGCAAGAAGTTGCTGTTGAGACTCGCGACATTGGTCGTACGGATGGTTCTGGTGGAGACTTTGCAATTCCTGTGTACCTCGTCAACGAGTACGCAGAATTTGCGCGTGCGGCCAGAGTTACCGCAGACAAGGCCACAAAAATGGCCCTTCCTGCTTTTACGGACAACGTAAATATCCCTCAGATTACGCTCGGTACTCGCACAGGTTTTCAGGCCGCGGATAACTCCAGCACCTATTCACCTACGTCACCTCGTGACATGGTGACATCGACTGTGTCTGCACCTGTTCGCACAATCAGTGGTTTCGAAAACGTATCTATTCAGCTCGTTGAGCAGAGTCCCATAGCCGGCGGCCTTGATCGCTTAGTATTTTCAGACCTTATGGCCGATTATGCTTTGCAACTCAATACTGCTGTTGCTGGCAATGCTGATGGCACTTCAAACAATTTGAAGGGCTTCACCAACCTTGGCTCAGACACAACTAACGGAGTGCCTGTCACCTGGACACAGACAACGCCGGACATCGCAACTGGCTTGTCGTCAATCACGAAGGCAATCAGCCAGGTTGTCAACAACCGTTACCGCGATGTCGAAGCAATCATCATGTCTGCTTCAACGTGGTACTGGATGGCTTCACAGGTTGACGGTCAGTCTCGCCCAATCATCGTTCCAACTGGCAATGGTCCATTCAACGCTGCTGGTGTAACCAGTGCGCCGGGTGCTGCTGCTGGTCTAGTCGGAACAATATATGGCGTGCCCGTTTTCGTTGATGCCACGCTCAAGAATGCGGTCGGCACGAACCAGTCACCAATCCTTGTTGGCAAGTTCTCTGATTCGTACTTGTTCGAATCGTCTCCAAAGACAAGAGTTTTGCCGGATGTCCTGTCTGCGAACCTCACGGTGAGGTTCCAAGTTTATGGTTACGCTGCATTTGCTCACCGTTTCAACAAGGCTGTTTCTGCCATCTCTGGCACTGGAACAATCACACCTTCCGGATACTAATCTGGGTAAAGCAGGTGGCAGGCTTTCGGGTCTGCCACCTGCACTTCCTAACAAAATCAGGGGATGATTTTATGGGTGCTATGAAACACCTTTTGCTCGATGCTGCGGTTGCGGTGTCGAAAGCGGTTGAGGCTGGTGCTTCAATCGAAAACATTTTAGAAACTGTTGACTATCTGAACGACCGACCGTCACCGACAGTTGAGAAGGCTGCATGGTTTCCGACTCATTTGCCGAATGTTGAGTCGCGATGAGGTCGCGTGAAACTGTGTGTATTGGCATTCCGCACGATGGCAGGATTGACACCGAGTTGGCGTTGAACCTTGTGACACTGATGCGCGAACGCAAGTCACGGATTGACTCGATGCAGTTGGTCAAAGGTGTCGGACTTTTGACACGCACTCGCAATCTGATTGTGAAAAACTTTCTTGACAACACGAACGCTGACTGGTTGTTGATGGTTGATTCGGATCAGACTTTGCCGCTGGATGTGTTCGACAAGTTGGTGGACACAGCTCACAAAGAGGACAAGCCGTTTGTTGCCGGTCTGGTGTTCGCGGCGTTCTTTGAGAATGAAGTGCTTCGACCTGTGCCTGCTATCTATTCGGGCGACACGATTGACCAGTTGTTTCCGATTGACGACTATCCGAAAGACACGGTCATTCCGATTGGTGCTTCTGGCACTGGTTGCATTCTGATTCACCGCCGTGTGCTTGAGGCGATGCGTGAGAATGCGAACCCTAATCAGGGAACAGACTGGTGCTGGTTCTTTGATGGCGCACTTGCTGGCCGTTGGTTTAGTGAGGATTTGTTGTTTTGTCGTAAGGTCGCTTCTCTTGGCTTTGCGATGTTTGCTCATACTGGCGCAATCCTTGCGCATAAGAAAGACTTTTGGCTTGACGATCGTCATCATGGCGAGTGGAAGTCAAAAGCACATTAGGTTCAACGGCAGGTGTTGCCCCTGCGCCTGCCGTTGTTATTTTTAGGAGTTGAACATGGCATCGAGTTATCCCAGTAATCTGGACAGCCTGACGAACCCGACCGCTTCGGACACGCTTGATTCGGCCACAGTGCCTCATGCTACCCAGCACGCGAACGCTAACGATGCTATTGAGGCGGTTCAGTCAACACTTGGCACGAATCCGCAGGGTGGCTCTGCGACCGTTGTGGCGCGTTTGAATACCTTAGATTCGACGGTGGCTGGCAAGGCTTCCACAACTCACGCTTCAACGCATGGCGTTTCGGGTTCTGATCCTGTAACGATTGCTTCAAGTCAGGTGACTGGTCTTGCAACGTCGGCAACGACTGACACGACTAATGCTTCCAACATTACCTCTGGCACGCTTGCCGCTGCTCGTGTTGCTACGTTGAATCAGAATACAACTGGTACGGCTGCGAGCTTGTCCTCTGCCTTGTCAACTACTCTTGGCGGTACTGGTGTCACTACTGGTTTGACTGTTCTTGATGGCGCGAACATTAGCAACGGCACTGTGACGGATGCCAAAATTGACACGGCTGGTTTAGCACAGTCGTCTTTGAATGGTGTTGCTATCACCGCATGGGCCGCATCAACTTCGTACACTAAGGGCGCGTTGGTTGAGTATTTGGGTGTGGCTTACCGCCGTATTTCAACTGGCACATCTGGTTCATCTTTCGATCCAACAATGTGGCAACAGGTTAGCCCGACCGCAACATCAAATGGCACTGTAATTGGTGTAGCCAATAACACACTTTTGACAACTGATTCTGCGGGCGCAACATATTTACGCCGATTGTATTTAGTGCCAACTATTACTAATTTGTTTATGAAAGTTATTAACTCGGCTAGTCCGTATCGTAGCATGTCTTTGACCGTAGATACCCCTACATCAGATTACACAATCGGTTTTCCAACCAGTGCCAGCGATGGTGGAACGATAATCACAACTGCCGACACTAACACTGTGTCCAACACAATGCTCGCTGGTTCAATTGCACAATCAAAACTGGTTCAACCGGGATGGAAATTCACACCTGCTACTGGTGTGGACATTGTGCCACGCACATTTACTGCACTAGGGCGTTCTTTGGCGAGTGGTACTGCCCACTTTGCTGCGTTTATTCCAGACACAACAATCACAATTTCATCTTTAGAATTCAGCGCAAACACTGCGGCTACTGCTAACGCAACTACACCAACACACAAATTCAATGTTGGTATTTTTACTGTCAATGCTGGTGGAACGAAACCTACATCTTTGACCTGTCAAACATGGGGACAAAGAAATAGCACAACAACAACAATGGCTGCTTTTGGTACTTTGAGTGGCACGCAATCTTTTGCTTTGGGATACACCGTAACTAATGGCACTTCAGCAACTAACGGCGCACCAACTTCAATTACTTTGAATGCAGGTACAACATATTGGATCGGCATTCATGCTTACGCAAATGCTGGATTTGCTACTGGGGCAACTATTGGTGGTTTTGCCTGTACGGCTTACCAGTTTGACCCTTACATCTGTGTATCCAATAGTTCACAATCCAGCACAGACTTTGCGGTGAGCACAAATGTTTCTATTTCAGGCGTTACGGCAAACATTCCATTTGTTAGGTTGAACCCGTAATGGCGTGCCGTTCTGGTTGTCCCACGCAGGACTGTGAATCGTATGCGGATTGTTGTAAGGGCATCAGCATTGACAAGTCGAGTTTGAAAGTTAGGTGATCCGATGGCAAGCATGAGTCCTCGCCAACCATCGACCTCTCCAACTATCGGCATTCTTTACAACGTCGCCATCGCCTACAATGCGCACCTGACTTACAACCAAGCAACGACTGCCGGCGGTGCTTCTAGTCGCACTGTTGCACGCGCTACTGCTTCAGCTCGTCAACGTCAAACTTCAACCATGAAACCGAGGTAAGAATGGCTGCTTATGATTTGGGCGATGTTGTCGCTCTAGGTATCACAATTACAAACGCGGCAGGAACGCCACAGAATGCGACCGCTGTTGTTTGTACTGTGACCGCACCTGACGGCACTGCATCAACACCAAGTGTCACAAACAGTGGTGCTGGCTTGTATGACATTGCTTTCACACCAACTTTGTCAGGTCGCCACCTTGTTCGTTGGGTTGCCACTGGCACGAATGCTAGCGCGTTCAGTGATGAGTTCAGTGTTCGCGACCTGACCACGCTGCCTGTCGTTTCGTATGACTCGGTGTTGGCTCATCTGAACATTCCGACCGCAAGTGCCAATGAGGATGAGATTCGTCGATTTATAGATGCCGGTCAGGATTTGGCTGAGAATTATGTTGGCGCGGTTCTTGGCCGTCGCACGTTCACCGAATCTTATGACGGCAACACAGATCAACTGCGCCTGCGTTCACCGCGTGCCATCAGCATCACCAGTGTTTATGAGAACGGTGCGCTTCTTGATTCAAGCAACTACACACTCGATGACACTGGGCAACGGCTGTACCGTCTGACCGCTTCGAGCCTGAGCCAGTCGTCGTTCTCGGCGTACGGCTATTGGGCAACAGGTGTGAACACTGTGACTGTCACCTATGTGGCAGGTTTTGTTGTGACACCGCCAGCAGTTCAGCAAGGTGTGCTTGAAATCATTCGGCACTTGTGGTCAACGCAACGTGGCGCAGCCAATGTGATGAACCGCAACACACCAGGTGACGAGTTCTATTCAGGCTCAACGTATTCTCTGCCACGCCGGGCAATGGAGTTGCTCGACCCTGCCAGCCTTCCTGGGTTGGCATAATGGCGACGACAGCATTTCCAGCCGTTGTTGCTGGCATCATCAACCAACTTGGCGCATCGTCAGGATTGTCAGGTGTGCGAGTTTTCGACGGCATCGAAGTTGACTCATCATTCCCCGGCGATTTCATTGCCATTGGTCATGACGGCACTGACGATGGTGAAGTGACAGCGGTCAGCATCACGCAAACGTATGACCAACTTGGTGCAGTGAAAATGTTTGAGGATGGTGTCATCGACTGTTTTCTTGCATCGTGGGATGGTGGCACGAACCTGACAGATCGTCGCACTCGCGCCTATCAGCTCATGAGCGCAGTCGATACCGCTATCCGTTCCGACCCTTCGCTTGGTGGCGCGTGCCTGTTTTCGGGCATCAGCCAGCAAACCACAACATATCGGCAAACTTCCGCAGGTGCGGCCGTTGTTGTGAATTTCAGTATCAGTTACAAAGCCAGAACCTAGGAGACTACTATGGCAACGCTCAAGAACATCACAGATCAGGATTTGGAAGTTCCTGACCTTCGCGCAGTCATCAAGGCTGGCGAGTCCATCGAAATCGACGACAGTCTTGTTGACGGTTTCTCTGCTCAAGTTTCGGTGTGGTCTGTGACCGCTTCGAAGTCCACAACCAAGTCGGCTGCGCCGGCAGAAACTCAAGGAGAATAAGTCATGGCAGTCGGTGCTGGTATTGCTTCCTCGCTTGGAATTTTCACAGGCGAGGCTTCGTTTGGAACATTCCCTGCTTCAATTACTGCTTCAAAGTTTTACGAGTTCAACTCGGAATCGTTGAAGTTCAACAAGAACACTAAGGATGGCGCAGGCCTTCGTGGTGGCGGTACGGTTACCCGTTCGAACCGTCGTGTTCTTGTCACCTCGGATGCTTCGGGCGATTTCGAAATCGACCTACCTACTCGCGGTTTGGGTTTGGTTCTTGGTTTGGCTATGGCTAATCAAGCATCACCGACGACGTTGACATCTGGCGTGTATCAAGGTGTCTACACGTTTGGCGATCCAACAGGTGACAACTTCTCCTGTCAGGTGAAAGTTCCAAACTATTCTGGTTCGTACACGACTAAAACTTTGACTGGTTGCAAAATCACAGGGTTTGAATTGTCTGTCGCAAATGGTGACATTGCCAAGGGCAAGTTCACGCTCGATGCTGCGAAGTTCTCGACCTCAACATCAGCTCAGACTCCTTCGTACGCCATTTCTGGTGCTGCGAGTGTCTACACGTTCACTGGTGGAACGGTCAAGATTGACGGCACGTCAGCATTGAACATCAAGGATTTCACGCTCACTGTTGAGAACACTCTCAAGACTGACCGTTACAACCTTGATGGCACTGGCGTGAAGCAGGAACAGATTGTCAATGGCTTCCGCAAAATCACAGGCAAGATGACAGTTGAATTCACTGACACTGTTATCTTGACGAAGTTCATTGCCGATACTGCGGCGAGTGTTCAGGTGACGTTGCAAGGTGCTTTGATTTCTGGCGCGTACTACGAGAAGGTGGACATCAACCTTCCTTATGTGAAGTACGATGCTGACACTCCAGCCGTCGGTGGCCCTGGCCCTGTCGACTTGGCTGTCACTTTCACTGCATACGATGGTTCTACCGATGGTTCATTCACTGAACCGTTGACCATCACCGTTGTGTCGCAAGATTCACTTATCTAATTTCATAGACAGGGGCATTCACTATGTCAACAACAATCCATCTTTCCAACAATCAGCAGGCCGTTTTGCGTGATCCTGCCGATGTTCCAGTTCGACTTCGCCGACCTGTTGAGAAGGCAATGTTGAAAGTGTCTCAAGGTCAGGCTGGTGCAGCGTTACAGTCTGCGCCATCTGATTTGACGGATGCACAGAAAGCAGCCGAGGTTGCTTCGAATCTTGATCCGAATGTGTTGGACACTTTCAACGAGCTGAACGATGTGCTGATTCTGGCACGTTTGCAGTCGTGGACTTTGCCGGTGGACATTTCTATCGACACAATTCTTGACTTGCCACAGGCTGACTATGAGTTACTTCAAAAGGCGGTTGTGGATCAGGTGACGGAAATGATGCCAAACTTCGGTTTGGATACTGACTCTGATTCCCCTGGTCAGCCCTCAAACGTCTAGAGCGTGCGCTTGAGGGCGGAAGTGTTCGCGGTTCAATGCCTGAACATTTGCGAACGTATCGTCTCTGCAAACTGATGGGTTGCACTCCAAGCCAGTTGGAGAATGAACCTGCATCGACGTTGGATTGGCTTCTTGCTATTGACGACACTTATTTGCGTGTTCGAAACAAACAGATTGAGGATGCGAACAACGATGTCTGATTTCATCAAAGCGACGATGCATGGCGTAAAGCAGTTCAATGCGACCACGTTGGAAGTTGAAAAGAATGTGGACTTTGCAACAGTCAAGGCGTTGCGTGCGAATCAGAATCTGGTCAAGCGTGAGGTTCGTAAGAATTTGCGTGGCGCACCTCGATGGACTGAGCGTGGTAGTTCTCGCGTATATTCGTCAACTTTCCGCACCCAGCCGGGCGCAAACACGAACAATCCGCGCACTGGTGGCCCTGGCAAGTTTTCTGGCACTTTGCTCAAAGGTGTTGGCGGTGCGAAACCTAAGAAGTTGGCTGGCACTTGGATTGGTGGTGTCGGTGTTGGTGGCAAAAAGAAACTAGCCACGAACAATTTCAAGAAGCGTGACCTTGAAACACGTTTCCCATATTTCAAACCTGCCGTCGAGAAGGCAACTCCCAAGATGCCTGCGGTTTATCAGAAGGCTTGGGGCAAAGCAGTTGAAAAGAGAGGTGGCCTGCTGTGAGTATGCTTCCGCCAGTGTTCGTTGAGTTGCGTGCGAACATCAAAGAGTTTTCCGCCAAGATGGGTGAGGCTCGCGCTGAGCTGATGGAAACCGAAGCGGCATCGAAAACAACATTCACCAAGATGGCAACTATCGGCAAGGGCGCGTTGCTTGGTGTTGGTGTTATTGCTGCTGGTGTCGGATATGAGTCGGTCAAGTTGGCGATGGAGTTTGAAAATTCGCATAAGCGAATGCAAACCGCCATCAAGAATTCTGGTGTCGAGTTTGAAAAGATTGCGCCAAAAATTGAGGAAATGAATTCTCATATGCGCGACCTCGGCTTCACTGATGTGGAGTCGCAGGATGCCATGACGAATCTGACCACTGCACTCGGATCACCTACGAAGGCACTCAAGGACATGAGCCTTGCCGCTGACCTTGCACGTTTCAAACACATACCATTGGCGCAGGCTGCCACTGCTGTGGCGAAAGCTCACGAAGGTTTTCTGCGACCACTCAAATCTATTGGCATCGACTTGCCTGTCGCTGCTGGCGGTGCGCAAGCATTACAGAAGGCGCATCAAGGTTTAGAGAAAGCGCAAAAGGCTTACAACGATTTAGTTGCCAAGGCGCATGACCACAATTCCAAAACAAAAGTCAGCACCGACCAGTTGGCTCGGGCGCATGACAAAATGCGCGATGCGCAAGCGAAAGTCAATGCCACTGCCCATGCCGGTACGCAGATTATGGATGCTTTGCAAAAGAAGGTCGGCGGTCAGGCTCAGACTGCATCCGAAACTCTGGCTGGAAAGTTTGGTCGCTTGAAAGCGAACACAGATCAGGTGTTCACTGCTATTGGCTTGAAGTTGATTCCGATTCTTAGCAAGATGCTCGATGTCATTTCGAAAGCAATCACTTGGCTGAATAAGCATCGCGATGTGATGATGGCGTTCGGCATTCTCATTGGCGGTTTTCTGATTGCTGTCATCGGTGCGTACATCATTTCTATGCTGTCGGCCGCTGCTGCCACTATTGCTGCGACATGGCCGATTCTTGTCATCATCGCTGCGATTGCTGGTTTGATTATGGCAGGGTTGTGGCTCAAGAATCATTGGCATGAAATTTGGGAAAAAGTCAAAGAGACTGTTCACAAGGTTGTTGACTGGGTGAAGGACAAGTTTCACAGTTTTGTCACCGCACTCAAAGGCATTTTCAGTGGCTTGGGAAACATTATTCGCGGCGCGTTCTCCGCTGTCGGAAACATCATCAAGGGATATTTCAACATTTGGATTGGCATCATTGACTGGATTGTTGACAAACTCAACATGGTTATTGACAAGGCCAACAAGGTCAAGATTCATATTCCGGGCTTCGGCACTGTCGGTGTAAACATCCCCCACATTCCGACCATTCCGAAACTTGCCAACGGTGGCATTGTGTCTAGCCCAACGATTGCGATGATTGGTGAGGCTGGCCCTGAAGCTGTTGTGCCGTTGTCGCGTGGCCATTTGGGTGCGCACGTCACTGTCCATGTTCATGGGTCGGTGATTCGTGAGCATGATTTGGCTGTGAGTGTTCGTGACCAGATTGCGCAGTTGATGCGTCGTCGCGGTCTTGACCCTGCCATTCTGGGGGTCTAGTCGTGGCTTTGTATGACGGCACGAATTACTATCGCGTTTATGTGGAGATTAGTTCAACTATCAGTTTCAGTTCTTACAAACAAATTGCAACTGCTGACGTTCGTTCAATAAATATTCGGCGTGGTCGTTCGCGTGAGGATCAAGCGATTCAGCCTGGCAACTGCACCATTGTGTTGGACAATTATTCGGGCATTTATGACCCTGACACGACGAGCGTTCCAACATCGTCATTGTATGTGGGTTCGAATGGTCGTTCGATTATCGCTCGCAATTATTGGATTCGCATTCGATGCGTTCTTGACTATGTGAATGATGAAACTATTTTCATGGGCAAGATTGAAACTGTTGCGATGGATGTCGAGTTTGACCAGACTGTCACTATCAACGCGACAGATTCTGCCGCGTTCATGTCGCGGTCTGTTTATCCTGGGCGAACCACGCTTGATTATGGTCATGTTCGTGCAGGCAACATTCTTGACAACTACGGCTGGCCGACAACTATTTCAGGCAAGAATTATCGAAACCTGTATGTGTCTAGTTATGGCATGGATCATCAGGGGAGCAAAAGCCACCTTGATGCACTTGAGGAAGTTATCGCTTCCGAAGGTGGCATTTTCTTTATCTCCAAAGATGCTGTGGCCACAACATACAACTATGACAATCTTTACAACCCGACATATTGGTACACGCTCGATGACCAGCGCACTGCCGGCACTATCGAATATGACAGCATCGACATCAGCAACGGCGACCTTTACATTTACAATCAAGTGATTTTGAAGTATGGCGCAGATGGGTCGCATTCGTACACTGCTGATGCGAACGCTTCAGGTCAGCAAACTCAATATGGTGTGTTCACTAAGACTGTGAACGGTTGCGGTTACTATGGCAGTTCATCAACCTACAACTATTCGTTCATTGCTTCGCATTTGGCTTATCAAAATTCGATACCGAAACCGCGCATCATCAAGCTCGGATATTCAATGCTTGGATTGTCTACATCGTTGCAGTATGCGGTACTCAATCAAGACATTGCAGATCAGGTGACAGCGAACCGCACACTTGTTGACGGTCGAAGTTTCAGCCAGAATCTGAACATCAACCAGATTGCCTACGACATCACGCCAGAGGACTGGCGTGTGACGATTGACACCTATCCAAGTGCAACCCAGCCCTAACAACTAAGGAAACCAGCATGGCTATTTTCACTGCGCAATACTCATTGAGTTCAACGCCGACACAGATTGTTGCTGACAACTTTGTTGCCGAGGAAATTCACATTCACGTTTTATCAGGTTCGGCATACATTGGCGATTCGACGGTAAGCGCAACCACTGGTTTGAGACTAGACAACGGCGACAAACTAATGTTCAACACTCATCTCGGTGCAGTGTATGGAATGAGTTCGGGTTCAGCCAGCATCGCTGTTGCTGTGATTGAGAAGTAACAGGCCATGACTTCAGTGCATTCGGTAAGTGACTGGGCAACTGTCATCGGCGGTGTCGGCACGTTGACGGCTGGCTTTAGTTGGTTTGTTGGTCGAGCAGTCAAGCATTGGATACATGAGCAACTTGTCGAGCTGCGCCCTAATGGCGGCGGCTCAACCTATGATCAGGTACGTCAGGCGGCAACGGATGCCAAGCGTGCCGCATTTGCCGCTGAACGTGCCGTCGATTCGGCAATGCAATTGCATGGACATTTGACGGAGTTGTCCAGTCGAGTGTCATCGCTTGAGCAAGTTATTGTGAAACAAGTTTCCCAACCAACCCATTAGGAGTCTGACATGGCTATTTCTCGTATCACAGGTTCGCAAGCCTATGCACATATGCACGCATGGATGCTTCAACATCGCAGCGGTTTCACTGGGCATTGTCACAAGACGTGTCAGGATGCGTGGGGTTTGCCGGTGAAGTATGCCTCGGCGAAGGATGCGTGGGATCATGTGCCTGTCAAGCATCGCCATACTGACATGAGCAAGATTCCTGTCGGTGCGCCCATCTTTTTTGATGGTGGCCTGTATGGTCATGTGTGCTTGCAGTCGAACCGTAAAGGTTACGTCATTTCTACTGATGCGCCGACTGCCGATTACATTGGCGAAGTGCCGTTGAATTGGTTTGTCACCCACTGGGGCAAGAAGGTTCTCGGCTGGGCAAGTCAGTACAACGATGTAGACCTGCAACTCAACAAGTTTCCCGAATAGGTGATGGCGATGAAACAATCCACGAAACAGATTCTGACCACCTACGGCATCGCTTTTGCAACAGTGTTCCTGAACGCAATCGTGATGCTCGGCAAGTCACCTTTCGATTTCACCTCTAGCGACTGGCACAAGGTCGCGAACGGTGTGTGGGTGTCGTTGCTTCCTGTCATCTATCGTTACCTTGATAAGCAGGATTCGGCTTTCGGCTTGAAGTCGCCTACACATCGCTAAGTGACTTGTACATCCTAAACCTTTAGTCTAGGTTCATGGACTTTGTCACTTCATTGAATGAGTTGAGTGTTCGCCCGTCGAGCCATTCCAACTGCTGTTCTTTTGTTCGTATCTTTTCCCAACTGTCCAACGATGAAGCGCAGGCGTTGCTGTCTGCGCTGGACAATCCGAATGTCACATCATCTGGCATTGCTCGTGTGTTATCTGATCGTGGTTTCCGTATGACTCATGTGACTGTGGCACGCCACCGTCGTCGCGGTCAGGGCAATGGTTGTATTTGCCCATGAAACTTTCTGATGATTTGGCTGCGCTGGCTTCGGCTGGCAAGTCTGGCAGTGATGCCAAAATGTTGAACACGCCCGAAGCGTGGCGACCTCGCCTTGAGGTTGACCATGCTTCGGGTGGTTTTTTTGTTTCTACACCACGAACCGCTGGCGACCTGCCTGATGCAGTTGACTTGTTTTCCGACTTCGACCTTGACCCTAATCAGTGGCGCGTGACTTCGGTGCGCAAATCAAGGTGGCAACGGTGGGATGGCGAATGGCTTGAATCTGCTCGCGTTTCCATTGTCCCTGCGCAGATAGCCCTACAAGGCTCTGACAGCGACTTTGAGGCACTTCTGACCCACGTTCAGGCTTGGCGACCTGACCGCCGTTTGAAGCCGTTCACAGGCTCTCTGTCGGCTGTGTATGCCATTGGCGACACCCAGTGGGGCAAGGATGCTGGCGACGGTTCGCAAGGCTCGGTGCGCCGTTCGCTAAACGCTATTGACGAGGCGGTGCAACGTCACCGCGAGTTGCGTTCGGCTGGCCGTGACATTGGCGAGGTGATACTGCCACAGCTCGGGGATTGCATTGAAGGCAGTGTCAGTCAGCATGGCAAGGTGCTTGGCCGTTCTGACCTGACCGTTACCCAGCAGGTGCGACTTGGCAGGCGGATGCTTCTGGCATGGATCAAAGCATTCGCACCACTCACCGAGCGACTGGTTGTGCCGGTCGTGCCAGGAAACCATGACGAGCCACACAGAGTCACCATCACCGACCCTGTCGATTCGTGGCAGATAGAAATCGCCTGCGCCGTTGCCGATGCCTGCGCCGAAAACCCTGCCCTTGGTCATGTCGAGTTTCGTTTCCCTGAACGTGATGCAGGCACACTGGCAGTGTTGGCTGGCGGTCAGCTCTTAGGCATGGCGCATGGGCATCAGTCGCGTGATGCGGTCAAATGGTGGCAAGGTCAAGCCATAGGTCGAGCATCAGTCGGCAACGCCGATGTGCTTCTGACTGCCCACTATCACCATTTCAAAGTCGCACAGGTTGGTGAACGGCTGTGGATTCAAACACCGGCGATGGATGGTGGCTCGCCTTGGTTCAAAGACAGGGCAGGTATGGAATCACCCACAGGCATTGTGTCGTTCGTGATGGGTGACGGATACGATGTCAGGCGAGACTTGTGTGTTTTAGCAGGGGAGAACAGATGAACACCGCAATCATTGTGCCAAGTCGACACCGACCGCACAACATCAAAGAACTGCAACAGTCACTCATTGACACTCACACAATGGCGCGTTTATTTGTTGTGGTCGACGATGATGACGAAACACTTGAGCAATACCTATCGCTCGAAAACAACTTCACCGAAGTGCTGACCTTCAAGCGCGGTCGCAAAGGCATGGCCGACCCACTCAACAATGCCGCAAGGCAACTGGTCACAGATCAACGCTGGGAATATTTCAT